ATCCGCGATCGCCTCCAGCGCATCTGCCACGGAGCGGGGTGCCGGCACACCCGGCACCCGGCGCTGCCACCAGGCGCAGGCCTTCTCGCGGGGATACCCGGTGTGCTCGAAGCAGACCCATTCGCTATGGGAAGCCAGACCGCAGCGGTAGGTGACACGCAACGAAGGTGGCTTGCCCGGCTTCTCGTGGCGATCGTAGGTGATGCCTGAGACTTCGCACCAGGCAGATTGCTGCTGAATCGAGAGCAGTGCGTCGGAGGCTGCCTTGCTCGCCACCTTGATCTCCGGCGGCGGAAACTCGTGGCCGCAGGCCGTGCACAGCCGCACGCTGGCGTGGTTGATCGCCTGGCACTCCGGGCAGACCTTGATCGGCGCCTCGCCGGGCTCCTCGCCCTTCTGCTTGCGACGGCCATCTACGGTGTCGATCGGGCCGTGCCGCGCCGTGTTGCCGGCGAAGTCGAGAACCAGGCAGTCCTCCTTGCCCTCGGCGAGGCGGGTGCCGCGCCCGACCATCTGGACATAGAGACCGACGCTCTTGGTGGGGCGCAGCAGGGCGATGAGGTCGACGCCAGGGGCGTCGAAGCCGGTGGTCAGGACATTGGCGTTGGTGACGCACCGCAGCCGCCCGGCCTTGAACGCTGCAAGGATGCGATCGCGCTCGGGCCCGGGCGTGTCGCCGGTGACGGTTTCGCAGGAGATACCGTGCTCGCGGATGGCGTCGCGGACATGGAGGGCATGGGCAACGCCGGCGCAGAACACCAGCCAAGAGCCGCGCCCCTCGCCGTGCTGCACGACCTCGCCAACCGCGGCCCGTGTCACCTCATCGCGATCGACCGCAGCCTCGAGATCCTTGGCGATGAACTCGCCGCCGCGGCTGCCGACACCCGCAACATCAAGTTGGGTGTCGGTCTGCTTGGGGACGACCGGCGAGAGGTATCCCTGCTGGATCATGGCCAGCACTGGCACCTCGTAGGCGACGTCGGTGAAGAGCCGATCCTTGCCCTCGTGCAGCAACCCGCTGTCGAGGCGGTACGGCGTGGCAGTGAAGCCGACGACCTTCAGCAGGCCGGCATTGATCTCGTTCAGCTCGGCCAAGAAGGAACGATACATGCCGCTATCGCTGCGGCCGAGCAGGTGCGCCTCGTCGATCAGCACCAGGTCGCACCGCTGAACCTTGTAGGCATGACGGTGGATGGACTGGATACCGGCGAACAGGATCTGCGCGCAGATGTCGCGACGGGAGAGGCCAGCGGAGTAGATGCCGGCCGGCGCTTCGGGCCACGCGCGCATCAGCGCCAGGAAGTTCTGCTGGATCAGTTCCTTGACGTGGGTGAGGACCAGCACCCGCGTGTCGCGGTAACTCTCGATCGCCTCGCGGATGAAGCCGGCGATGACGACGGACTTGCCGGTACCGGTCGGCATGACGACCAGCGGGTTGCCAGTGTGTTGGGCGAAGTAGCTGTAGAGCGCGTCGATGGCGTCGCGCTGATAGGGGCGGAGAGAGAGGGTCATGCGGGCACCCCGTCGCGCCATTCCGCTCCGTCCGGCATGCGGTAGCTGACCCAGTCCTCGCCGGCATCAGTCTGCTGGCCGGGGACAAGGTCGGGGATCAACAGGTGGGCAGCGCAACCGCGGCGCTGGTCGACCGTCGACAGCAGGCAAGTGTGCCGGGCACAGTGCCATGCGCCGTCTGCAACCGGTGTGCTGTGCAGGCAGTTGCGGCAATGGCGCTCAGGCATGGCGTCGCCATGGCAGAGCAGATGGTGATCGCAGAACCGGCATTGCCACCAGGTGGGGTCGTCACTGATGCGCGTCGGTGGACGCGAGGCCAGGACGATGCGCTCGGCCCTGGCGAGGAGGCGAAGTCCAGCCTCGGCGTCGGCCCGCACGCGCTCCTGGTAGAGTTCGTCGGTGTTCTTGTTGACGGCGAGATAGAAGGCCCGATCGAGCCCGGCGAGGTGCATGTAGACCTGCATCTGCGCCCAGTGCGCCGGCTTGGAGGCGGCCACGCCTTCCTTCTGCAGGGCGAGGAAGGACTTCTCGCTGTGCGTCTTAAACTCGCAGACGTGCCAGGTCTTCGGCGCCTCCGGCAAGCCGATGGCCACCGCGTCCATGCTGCCGCCGAAGTGGCCCGTGGCGTCGCGCAATGTCCATTGCCGCCCGGTGGCTGGGTCCAGATCGAGGACGGTCACGCCGATGCGGCGCAGGTTCGCCACGAAGCGGGCCTCGGCCAGGTGGCCGGTCTCGAACAGCCTCAGCAGCCGCCCGGTGTGGCGTGCCCGGCTCACCCAACGGAAGCCATACCAGATGGCCCGTTCGCAGGTGCCCCCGATCACCGACGCGCCGAGATGGGCACGATACCCATCGGCGCTGTCGGCTTCGTACGCGGCATAGATCGCCGCGACGGTCGGCTCAGGAGGAGGCGGCAAAGCGGCCATGGTCAGCCCGCGCGGCGCCAGGGCGGCGTGGTGGTCGTCGAGGCCGGTGCGGGACGCGGCGGGGGAGGGGCCGGGCGCTGCGCGGTCGCCTGCGGTGCCGGGGGACGCGCGGCCGGAGTAGGGCCAAGTGGCGCATAGCCCTTGATCTTGTTCTGCTTGCGCTGCTCGTGCGGCTGCAGGTGCTTGTCCCGGCTGTCGGCCTCGACCGCGAGCGTCACCTGGAGCGGCCGCAGATGAAGCTGCTCGCTGTCGCTCACCTGAAGCTGCCCCACCGCATGGCAGATGGCGGACAGGGCGCGCTGCGCGATCTCCACCGTCTGCTGGTTCGGGTTCACCAGGTTGAGCTGGTCCCAGATCTTGCGGCCCTGGTGGGGGCCTTCGAGGACATCGAGCTCGAGCCAGAGCAATTGGCCGTTGCCGGCCTTGGTCGGGCGCATCTCGCTCTGCACGATCTGTGCGACGTAGCGGCCGGGCGGGAGCAGTTCGAAAGGGGCAGCGGGCTCGACGGTGTTGGCGTCGAAATGCTGGTTGAGCTGGGCCATGTCAGTGGACCTCCTCCGCGGCAGGCGCGGTCTCACGGGAGTAGAAGGGGATGCCGGCCGCGAGCGTCGGCCAGTCAAGGCCGAGCGTGTCGGGCAGGCCAAAGCGGTTCTTGGCCAAGTAGGCTGGCCGTTCGGTGGTGTGCAGCAGGCGGTCGCCGCCGCTCACGCCGCGCACGACCTTCTTGCCGAAGCCGGCATCGGACTTCAGCGTGCTGATGCGGTAGTTGGCGAACAGCACGGCATCGACATGCTCCTGCACCAGCGCCGCGGCGCGGGCGTGCAGCTTGGGCTGGTAGCGGTCGTACGGTTCCGTCTCGGGGCTGTCGAAGCGCTTGATGTCGGCATGGGCGATCAGGATCACGCCCATGCCACGCTCGTTGCGCAGTAGGTTCAGCCCGTCGAGGAAGCCGCGCCAGGTGTCGACCGCGGCCATGTAGCCCTTGCCGAAGCCGGGCTGCTCGATCGACGCCCACTGCGGGACCTGGAGCGCGCAGGTGTGCTGCCAGATCATCGGCTCCAGCCAGTCGAGGCTGTCGAGCACTACGGTCTGGAAGTCATGCGGCTGGCCATACAGCACGTCGAGCGCGTCCTGGACATCGCCGTAGCTGCGCAGCACGCCGAAGGTCGCGGCGTCGATGCCACCGAGCCCATCCTCGGTCTGCAGGAACACCGGGTTGGGTGCGGCGGCGGCGAGCCTGGTCTTGCCAACACCGGCGACGCCGTAGACCAGGAGCCGGGGCGGTTGAGCTTCGCCTCCGCGGCGAAGGGATGCGAGGGAGATCGCCATCACGCGGTCTCCCGGCTCGGCCGCGGCTTGGCCTTGACCACGTCGACCTCGATCTGTCCGCCGGCGCGTGCGACGGCCTCGGTGAAACTATCGAGGGTCGGCTCGAAGGCCGCGACATCCTTGGCCCTGGCCATAGCGTCGCCCGCCAGCGGGATGGCGACCTGAATGCGGAGCTCGTGGGTCACGCGCGGGTTTCCTTCTGGGTGAGGGTGTAAGTCGGTCGTCCGGTGCCCACGGTGCGGGCCGGTTCGAACAGGGTGCGGATGCGCGGTGGCCAAGCGGCGTAGCGGCTCTCTGGCACGCTCATCTCGACGGCCACGTAGTCGGCGGGGTCCTCCCCCCAGCCGCGCAGCACGGCCACGGCGTCGCGCAACCGTGCCTGGTCCCAGTCGGTGCGCTTGGGCAGATCGGCGACGACCTCGAAGCTGTCGACCTGGAATCGCACACGGCCGGTGTCTTTGCCTTCGATGCGGCGCGTGACCGCGGCCTGGTCCCCGAAGCGGGTGTGCAGCGCGGTAACGAGCTTGTCGCTGAGCGTCTTGGCATCAGCCTTGAGGGTGGCGACGTCGTCAGCGAGCAGGGCAAGATGGCCGATGGGGAGGGTGGCCAGCTGCTGCATGTCCATCGTGCGCAGATCGGCCAGGGTGGTGCGGTTGCTCGTCATGGTGGTTCCTCGGGTATCGGGCACGGATCAGGCGACCTGGCGGGCAATGGGATCGGTGGGCGGGACGGGTCCGAGTTCGGCGCCCCGGCGGCGGTCCCGCCGATCGGCATCGCCGTCCGCATCCGCGCGGGCACTGCGCCCGGCCACTTCGAGCCAGACGTGCAGGGGCAGCACCACGAAGGGCGCTGCGCGATCGCGCCAGAGGAACAGGGCGTCGTTGTTTCCAAGCCAGCGCTCCAGCGTCCGAAACCCGCTACCTTCGCCGCGCGCCTTAACCTCGGCCTTCACCGGCGCGGCGCCCCGCACATAGAGATCGACGTCCGCGCCATTGCCCCGGTAGTGACTGGCCCCGGAGAGCGGCACGCGCTCGGCGCGCAGCCCGGACTTGGTGTGGATCTCGACGATGGCGCGCTCGCGGCGCAGTCCCTTGTCGCGCGATGCCTTACCCATGGCGGTTGCTCCGGCGGACGGAAGCAATCTCGGCCAGCAACCGCTTATCGACCGGGCGGCTCGTCACACGCGCCGCCTCGGCCACCACCGACCAGTAGCGGGCCGGAATGCCGCGGCGTCGCCAGGCCCGGACGGTGACCGCTTCCACGTCCAGGACGGCTGCGAGTTCTGC